GACCGAATAATGCGTTTAAGCCTGGAAGTAACTCTTTGACTAATTGTCCTCTAGAAATTGCCATTTAATTTACTCCTATGTTCCAGCTACAGGACCTCTATAAGCATGTTCATTAATGAGAACAACTAAGTTCGCATTATTGCTTGAAAGGTCTCCGTTATTATCGTCTTGAACTACGCCCACAACTTTAAGCTGAAGTGCTTGGGTTGTTGCTAGTGTACTAGAGTCGAGCTCGCGAGTAGCAATACCAGTTGTTGTACTTCCACCAATACCATCAGTATCAGCATTTCTGCCAACAGCTGCGATAGTTGAAGCTCCATCAGCTTGAACAACAAACAATTGGTTTGGATCGTCATAGATATATACTTCTATATCTCCCCCGCCAAGTGCCGTTGTAGATGCTTCATAGAAATTCTTAAAGGTAGGAGTTCCGTCAGTAGCTGTAAAAAACACATGGGATAAAACACCTACGTTATTAGCAGTGCTAGCTGCTGATCTTTCGATGTATCCTCCATTGAATATAGTTAAGTCACCTTGAAAGATGCTTGTACCATATCCTGATGGATTAATGTTGTATTTATTAGCTTCTTGAACGGCTGAACCGACATTGAGTCCTTTGTAAGGTCTTAGACCAAAGGCTTTATCTACATTTGCCAT